GAGAACTCCCACGAAGCAGCAGATGAACTCACCCAAATCAAAGTAGAGATTGTCCGTACTCCAAGTCAAGACAAGTGAACTCTTTGAAAGGAACTACACCGCACCCACACGGATAGTAGTCAATCAAGGCGGATCACGTTCAGGAAAGACCTACTCCATCTTGCAGATGCTTATTGTCATCGCAATGCAAGAAAAGGGAAAGGTCTTTTCTATTGTGCGTAAATCGCTACCATCACTCAAGATGACCGCCTATCGTGACTTCTTTGAGATACTCAACAAACTTGATTTGTACGATGAGTCACGCCATAACAAGAGCGACTACACCTACACCCTCAACGGCAACCTGTTTGAGTTTATTTCGCTTGACCAACCGCAGAAGAAGCGTGGAGCAAGACGTGACTACCTATTCTGCAACGAGGCCAACGAGCTTTCTTGGGAGGACTTCTTTCAGTTGCTCGTTCGTACCACAGGAAAGATATGGATTGACTACAACCCATCTGATGCCTTCCATTGGATTTACGATAGGCTGCTAACCCGTGATGACGTAACGTACATACAAAGTACTTACAAAGACAATCCATTTCTTGATGCCTCCATCGTAGCGGAGATTGAACGACTCGCAACAACCGATGAGGACTATTGGCGCATCTACGGCTTGGGTGAGCGTGGTATGAGCCGTGCTACCATCTTCCAATTCGGGATGAACGAGATACCTGCTGATGCAACCTTGCTCGCCTATGGAATGGACTTCGGGTACACCAACGACCCCACATCGCTTGTTGCGGTGTACAAGTCGGGAGATAACCTGTATGCTGATGAACTGATCTACCAAACGGGGCTTACCAACCCCGACATCAGCAACAGGCTAAAAGACCTAAACATTGACAGGCGCACAGAGGTATATGCTGATTCTGCTGAACCCAAATCTATTGAGGAGCTGCATCGTATGGGATGGAATGTAAAACCCACGCAGAAGGGCGCAGATAGCGTTATAGTGGGTATTGACGTACTGAAGCGACACAAGCTATTCGTTACCCCACGAAGCAGCAACCTAATCAAAGAGATGCAGAACTACAAGTGGACAGAGGACAAAAACGGAAACCTGCTGAACAAGCCAATTAATGCCTTTGACCACGCCATTGATGCAATGCGCTACGCAACATACAACAAGCTATCTAAGCCGAACTACGGCCGCTATGCTATACGTTAAATTCAAAAGGTTATTTTATTAGATGGAACTAAAGGTCAATGTGCCCACCACCTTGAGCGAGATTACGCTTGAGCAATACCAACGCTTCGTTAAGTTAGAAGGCGATGAGGAGTTCCTTACCCATAAGATGCTTGAGATCTTCTGCGGCCTGCCTCTTGCTGATCTGCCCAACGTGCGGGTCAAAGACGTGAGCAACGTAACGAGTCACATCTACAAGATGCTCAACGAGAAGCCCAAACTCAAGCCTACGTTCACGATTGGTAAACAAGAATTCGGGTTTATCCCTGAGATTGACAATATCACCTACGGTGAGTTCATTGACCTTGACACCTACATCCAAGACATCCAAAACCTGCACAACACGATGGCGGTATTGTACCGACCAATCACCAAGCAAGTAGGCGAGAGATACCTAATAGAGCCATACGAGTCAGCAAGCAAATATGCAGAGCTGATGAAGCAAGCCCCGATGGATGTGGTAATGGCAGCATCGCTTTTTTTTTATCGTTTAGGGAACGAGTTGTTGCAGGCTACCCTGAGCTATTTGGAGAAGGAGAATCAGAAAACGAGTACAGCAGGCAAGCCCAATTTGCTAAGCGATGGGGATGGTACTCTACCATCTATCAACTCGCTCAAGGAGATATTAGAAGGTTTGGAGGAGTCACTGAATTGGAGCTACACAAGTGCCTTCAGTTCCTCACCTTTGAAAAGCAAAAGCAAGAAGTTGAAAGCGACTTAATTAAACAATCAATACGATGAGGCAGTTTTACGACATCACCACCAAACTCAAGGACACCCTTGAAGCCAATAGCCAAGTCAATGTGGTGACCACAGGTGACCTATTTGACGTTGACCTCAACAAGCAGACCATCTTTCCATTGAGTCATATCATCGTGAACCAAGCGACCTTTGAAGGTCAGGTGGTACGGATGAGCGTAAGCCTCGTTTGTATGGACTTGGTAGATGACACGAAGGAGAACCCACGAGCGCAAGCAGAGCCGTTCTACGGAACTTCTAACGTGCAAGACATACTCAACACCCAACTCGCAGTAATCAACGATGTGGTGACCGAATTACGCAGAGGCACTTTGTACTCCGACTTGTACCAATTAGACGGCAACCCCACCTGCACTCCGTTCTTGGAGCGATTTGAGAACTTGCTTGCGGGATGGACCGCTACGTTTGACGTGCTGCTTGCGAACACCGAGATCAGCGTTTGCTAATGACACGGAAGGAGCGCATACAAGTAGTGCTTGACAAGTTCGGAAAGTACGTGGTGCAGCAGGCGAGGGCTAACCTCACCCGCCAACGCAAGAACGTAACGAAGGATTTGTACGACTCTATTGAATGGAACGCACAGGCATCAAAGAGTGGTGAGTCGTTTTCGGCAACGCTATCAATGCTTGACTATGGTCAGTTCCAAGATAAAGGGGTCAAGGGAAAGAGCAGCACGTATGGCTCAGCACAAGGTAGCCCATTCCGCTTCGGCACGGGTACAGGAAAGAAGGGTGGTCTTACGGAAGCGATGCAAAAGTGGGTACGTGCAAGACGCTTTCAGTTCCGCCAAAAGAACGGCAAGTTTATGAGCTACGATAGCACGGCATTCCTTATCGCACGAAGCGTATACCAAAAGGGAATCCCTGCTTCGTTCTTTTACTCACGCCCATTCAACCTCGCATTCCAAAAGCTACCTGCTGAATTGGTAGAGGCATACGCACTCACCCCCGATGACTTCAAAGAATTTCTAAAGAAAAAATGAGTATACCTGTTGTATCCACACCGAGCAGCCTTTCAATGGCTCGCAGCCCGCAGTTCATCACGGGCAAGAATAACGCATTGGCAAACGACTCGCTTGACTCAATGACGTTGCAGCTTAAGATTTATTCGGGAGCAAAGACGCTGCCCGTAGGGACTGCAAACTACTCGCTTGAGAAAACATACTCCATCAACGAGGTCATCAACTTTGAGGTGAGCGATTTGGTGCGGTCGGAGTTCTACCACGACTTCAGCGTATGGAATGACATCGGTTTTATGCAGAGTCCGCAAGGTGAAGCCTTGTGGGTTGCGCCTCTTGGTTCATACACCTACTCCAATAACGGAGCAGCACCCGATACGGCAGTATGGTCAAACTCAAATAGCCTTGCTTATCTGACTACGGATGGATGGGCTACGCTCACTAATATCGCACCTACGGCAGTAAGCCAAGCCGTTCTTGCAACGAGTCGTGACCGACAGGTGCAGCCATCAGCATACGAGGTATTAGGAATCTACAATAGCGTAGCAAACGAACTCGGAAGCATCCGCATCACGTGGGAGAATGGAGATACGGGACTACTTACAAACGCAGGTGGAAGCACGACACCACCAAGCGCAGCATCCAACAACACGCAGAACCTCGTAATCTACGCAGGCGTTGGTACTGCCAATCTTGAGAACAACCCCGACCTACCTGCCGAACTAAAGCCAAGCGGTCAGGCAAATAACGGAATCGGAAGCTACTACGATGTCATTCTCCTTGATTCGGATGATTCACCAAGCGAGATTGCACGTGTACGCTACTACGTGGTATGTGAGGCTAAATACACGCCATACCAAATCGCATTCATCAACCGCTTCGGTGTAGCCGACTTCATCACGTTCTTCAAGCGCAGCGATGAGCGTGGTACGTTCACGCAGGACTCATACCAAAAGAGCATCTACAACGATGGCTTCACCACCCCTTCGCTTGAGGTAGGTAAATACCAATCGTACAACGTCAACTCTCGCAACACGCTAACCCTCAACACGGGCTTCGTGGATCAGGACTACGATGAAACCATCAAGGATATTCTGATGAGCGAGTACGTTGCGGTGTTGGATGGCAGTAATTGGGTGAGCGTTGTACCTGATCGTGGTAGCATTGAATACCAAAAGCACATCAACCAAAAGCTCATCAACTACACGATGACCTTCACCTACGGATTTGATGAACGCAGCTTGGTACGATGAACAAGGTAGATATTTACGTCAACGACTTTCGGCTTGACCTATTTGATGATGAGGACATCAACATCAACTTGTCGGTTCAGAATGTGCAGGACATCAGCAAGGTATTCACGGACTTCACGCAGGGATTCACCGTGCCTGCAAGCCCACGCAACAACGAGATACTTCAGCACTACTACAACGCCAATATCACGGCTTCGCAGATAACTACCGAAACGGGCGGCAGCCCCGTTTGGAATAGTATCGGGATAAATTGGAATACGTGGAATACGGCTTGGAACGCAGGTGCTGCAAGCACAAGCGTGACCAACACGTTTGATGGTCGGTTCAGGCAGGCAGCAAGAATTGAAATAAACTCATTGCCGTTCCGCACAGGGGTGATTGAGATTGAGAACGTGCAGCTAAAGGGGACTGAACCTTACGCCTACACGATGACCTTCTATGGGGACTTGGTAACCTTGTCTGACATCTTCGGTGATGACTACCTATACGATGTTGAGTTCCCTTCGGAATACAACCACTCGTACACGGATGATGCGGTATTTGACCGATTGACTACGGACACTTATGCGCCCGTGTTTTATCCGTTGATGAGCCCTGTAACGAATTGGTACTATAATTCAGATAGCGGTGACAAGTTTGACCCCAACCTCCATTACAAGGGGATGAACGAAAAGCACGGATGTCATTACTACGAGTTAAAGCCTGCGCTCAAAGTGACTGCTATCTTGGATGCGATTGAGGCGCATTACGGCATCACCTTCACGGGGTCATTCTTGTCAGCAACTCCGTTTGTTGACCTGTCGTTGTGGCTACACCGATTTGAGGGGTATATGTTCGCAGGCGGCAATGACATCGCTTGGCAGTTGATTAACTTCAACCGCAACACGGGAAGCGGTAGTCAATTCAATCTTTCTACCGAAACGTGGACGGTCCCTGAAAGCAAGGAGTACGACTTGCAAATCACGATGGCTAACGTGAGCGAGAATTACGAGCTTGGGGTATTTAAGAATGGAGCATTTGACTACTCGGTTTTGGTCAATGCTCACCCATCAACATCCGTAACCACAACGCTTGAAAACCTTTTGTACTCAGAGGGCGATACCGTTCAGTTATTCATCCGCCCACAGGTAGCGTCAGCAATGACCTACCAATGCACGGACTATTCGGGAATCAACTCTTTGGCGGGTGTAGAATTTTCGGTAGACCAAACGCTATCAGCAACCTATACGTTTGAGGTAATCATTCAAGACCTGATGCCTGAGATTAAGGTAAAGGACTTCCTTGCGGGAATACTCAAGATGTACAATATGGTCATCGTACCGACTACATCTACCTCGTTCTTACTTCAGCCGTTGGATGATTGGTACGCAGCAGGAAACGACCAAAACTACCAAACTTACTTTGACATCACGGAGTACACGGTTAACCGACCGCCATTGTACCGAGAGATTGAGTTCAAGTACCAAGAAACGGAGCAGGTACTCGGCTACGAATACCAACGCCTAAACAATCAGGGTTTCGGTGATCTGCGTAACTTCTTTGGATTTGATGGCGATGAGTTCATTGTTGAAGTGCCGTTTGAGTGTCCGTTGTTTGAAAGGCTGACCGACCAAGATACGGGCGCACTAACGAACGTACTCGTTTACAAAAGCATCACAAGCGAAGCCAACGAGGATGGAACGCTGAACCCATACTTAGGCGCACCTATCCTGTTCTACGGATATTTTGATGCGTATGACTTATCGGCCAACTCCGTAGCATTCGTGAACTCGGATGATGCTACAAGCCGTGAGGTCACGACCTGTTGGTATGCCAATACCTCAAACCGATACACAAGCGCAGGTGCTTCGTATTCTATCTGCTTTGGTGCTGACATTGACCCATACCACCTGCAATCGGTGAACCGCAGCCTCTACAATACGGAGTGGACTGACTACATCACCGACCTTTACAACCGAAAGCGCAGGGTTTATGAGGTTGATGCGGTACTGCCTGTTGGTAAAATCATCACGATGAACCTTCAGAATGCCGTGATTTGGAACAACGCCAAGTACATCGTTAACAACGTGAGCCTGAATATGACCACAGGCAAAGCAACATTTGAACTCCTTAACGTAGTATGAAGCAGACGTATTTAGGTTATTTGATTGAACTCCTCAACTCGGATGAGTGGATTGGTGCAGGCGAGAAT